GCAAAGAAAATTAGCACAACTTTTAATGATTAAAGCAGCGCAAGAAGGAGTTAAATAATGTCACGCAATGGATCAGGTACTTATACACTACCGTCAGGTAACCCTGTTGTTACAGGCACTACTATTAGTTCCTCTTGGGCTAATACAACCCTTACTAATATTGCAAGCGCTTTAACCCAATCTGTTGCTAGTGATGGTCAAACTCCCATGACAGGTTCATTAAATATGAATAGCAACAGTATTATAGGAGTTACCACTTTAACGGCTACTACTGGTATATTTGGTGGTACATTCTAGGAAAAATTATGGCACAAACTAACTATACGCCCATCTCATTATATTATTCTACAACGGCTTCAACTGCCCCGACTGCTGGTAATTTGGTCGATGGCGAATTGGCTATTAATACTAATGATGGCAAACTTTACTATAAAGACAGTTCTGGCGTAGTCCAAACCATTGCTTCTAAAGCTGGAAACACCAATGTATCGTCATTTTCAGGCGGTTCTACAGGATTAACCCCATCAACAGCTACTACAGGCGCTGTAAGCCTTGCTGGTGTTTTGGCTGTAGGTTATGGTGGTACAGGAGCAACTACGCTTGCTGGCGCTAATATTGCTTTAATTAACACAGCCCAGACTTTTACCGCAAAACAGACTTTTAGTAACTCTACAGGCGGATCGTCTAAGTTTCCTAATATTCTAGAAACGGCTACAGTATCGGCAACTGCTGCTACTGGCACAATTAATTACGATACGATCACCCAATCTATTCTATATTACACAACCAATGCAAGTGCTAACTTTACGATCAATGTTCGTGGAGATGGCACAACTTCATTAAATACCTTAATGGCTACAGGCGAAGCCTTAACATTAACATTTTTGTGTACAAACGGAACTACGGCTTATTACAACTCAGTATTCCAAATTGACGGTTCTACTGTAACCCCAAAATGGCAAAGTGGAGCGCCTACTTCTGGTAATGCAAGTGCCGTTGATATATATAATTACGCCATTATTAAGACAGGTTCAGCAGCTTTTACTGTATTTGCATCACAAACTAAATTTAGTTAAAGGTAATTAATGCCACGTTTATCTAAAATCGGCGCAGCTGCTATTGGAGCTTTTGGTTGGTATTCGTCAACTGGTGTGCCTGTTACTGTTAGTTATCTCTCTGTAGCTGGCGGCGGAGGTGGTGGTTGGTATGATGGCGGTGGTGGTGGTGCAGGTGGATATTTAGCAAGCACAGCAGTATTTAATACTAAGGGAACATACACAATTACCGTTGGTGGTGGAGGAACAGCAGGAAGTTCTAGTGGCAGCTCTGGTAATGGATCAAACTCTTCAATATCGGGTACAGGATTAACCACAATAACATCTATCGGTGGTGGTGGTTCAACTAACGCTGGAAACGGGAAAGACGGTGGTTCTGGTGGTGGTGGCGGTACAAATAATAACCATTCTGGTGGCGCTGGAACTGCTGGTCAAGGCAATAATGGTGGAGCTTCAAATTCTAGCGAGGGTGGTGGAGGCGGAGGTGGAGCTGGAGCTGTAGGAGCCACAAGTACTGGAAATGGCGGTGCAGGTGGTATAGGTAATGCTTCTTCTATTACAGGTTCTTCTGTGTATTATGCTGGCGGTGGCGGTGGCGGTGCAAATAGCCAAAGCGGATTTTCTGGAGGCACTGGTGGATCTGGAGGCGGGGGCAATGGTGTTTCTAATGGAAGTACCGCTGGAAGCGGAAGTGCTAACCGTGGCGGTGGTGGTGGCGGTGGTGGTAATGATGGAGCAACTCAAGGCAGCGGTGGGGCTGGTGGTTCAGGTATTGTAATTGTTAGTTATGCTGGAAATCAATTATATTTAGGTGGAACAGTAACTTCAAGCGGCGGAAACACAATACACTCATTTACATCTTCTGGAACTTTAACTCCAGCGGTTAATATTCCTATTACCGCTTTGGTAGTTGCAGGTGGAGGAGGTGCTGGATATGGAAATAACGCTGGCGGTGGTGGTGGAGGCGGCTTTGTCAACATTACAAGAAATTTAGCTCAATCAGTTGTTTATACAGTTACAGTTGGTGCTGGTGGAGCAGGCTCGGGTGTACTAACTATTGGAAATGGCACTAGCGGAAATAATTCTGTTTTTGATGTAGACACTGGAAATGGTGGCGGAGCTGGTTCGGGTGATAGTAGTATAAATGGCACTTCAGGCGGCTCTGGCGGTGGTAGTGGATACAATGGAACATCCTATGGATCTGGTGGTTCTGCTACACAAGGAAACACAACGAATGGTTTAGGTTACGGTTTTTCTGGAACCAGTGGAGTAGCTTCTGGCGGTGGTGGCGGCGCTGGAAGTGCAGGTAGTGGAACCAATGGTGGTTCTGGTCGTGCAAACTCTATTACTGGAAGTTCTGTAACTTACGCTGCGGGTGGCCAAATTGGAAGTGGAAATGCATCAGCAAATAGTGGTAGTGGCGCAGGCGCACAATATAATGGTGGATCGGGAGTTGTAATTCTATCTATTCCAACAGCTAGTTATTCAGGCACAACTACTGGATCACCAACAGTTACAACTAGCGGTTCTAATACAATATTGAAATATACCTCTTCAGGTACATACACAGCATAATTTTTAACAGGAGCATCAAAGATGCCTTATTTTGCACAAATTCAACCCACTGGTTTAGCTACCAAATTCATCGTAACAGAGGTGATTTCTGCTGACCAAGATTTTATTAACTCTGGTGCTGTAGGTTCTCCAGCTAATTGGATTCAAACCTCTTACAACACTCACGGGAATGTGCACTATGCACCGTCTCCTCCCGCTGAACCTGGCACACCAGATGGTGGTATACCTTTGCGTGCTAACTACGCTGGCATCGGCTATACATACGATACCAACTACACAGAAAATGATGTAGTTGGTGTATTTTATGCTCCTCAGCCTTTTCCTAGTTGGGTATTAAATACCTCAACATTTTTATGGGAAGCTCCAACTCCTCCAGGCCCAGCGCCAACAGAAGGCGGCCCGTACGAATGGGATGAAGCAACTTTGTCTTGGGTAAAAATTTAAGGTAAATTATGGATTGGCAGCTACTATTTAATCTGGTTGGCACAGCGATAATGGCTACTATTGGATGGTTTGCCCGTCAACTATGGGATTCTGTGAAAGACCTTAAAGAAGATATTAAAAACATTCAAGTCGATTTACCCACCAATTATGTGCGTAAAGTTGATATTGAATCCCAATTTAATAAATTAGAAGCAAGCCTACAAAGAATTTTAGACAAGTTAGATCAAAAAGCCGATAAATAATGGATCGCAGGGCTTTAGCGGCATTATCTTTGTCAGGGCTAGGGTTAGTAGCCATTGTAATGAATGAAGGCTACAACAGCACCGCTTACATCCCTGTTAAAGGCGATGTTGCCACAATTGGCTTTGGCAGCACAAAAGGCGTAAAATTAGGAGATAAGACAACTCCTCAAAATGCCTTAAAAAGAGCATTAACGGACATTAATCAATTTGAAGGCGCATTAAAGAAATGCGTTAAAGTTCCACTAACCCAAGGTGAATACGATGCTTACATTTCTCTTTCTTATAATATTGGTAGCTTTGCTTTTTGTAATAGCGCTCTCGTTAAACGGCTTAACGCTGGCAGATACGAAGATGCTTGTAACGAAATACTGCAATGGGATCGTTTCAAAGGTCAAAAGCTGGCTGGCTTAACTAAACGCAGAACAGAGGAATATCACTTATGTTTGGGTTCTTAGGCGGTCTTAACTTACAAATTATTGCTATGGTAGCTGCTGTAGCTATTAGTTTTGGAGCAGGTTGGGCCACAAATGGCTGGCGTTTAAATGGTCAAATTACTAGAGAACATTTGGCACAGCAACAAGCGATCCAAAAGAAAGAAACCGAAAATCAAATCCATGTAGATGCTATTAGGAGAAGTAAAGATGAACAAATTGCTACTATTAATTCCAAGCTGTTTGATGCTATTGACGAGTTGCGGAAGCGTAAAAGTAGACCCGCAACGCTACCCACAGATGGACAAAGTGGAACTGGGGCAACCCTTTACTCCGAGGATGCAATCTTTCTTATCAGGGAAGCTGCCAGAGCCGACATCATCCGTACAGCCCTCCAAGCCTGCTATCTTCAATACGATCAAGTAACTAGAACGGCTGAGTAAGGTCAACATACTTAAAGAGCTTGCGTGGAACATCAAAAAAATATTCCCCATCCGATACCGCAGTATTCTTTACCTCAATTAACGGGGCTGCCAAAACAAACTCTGTTTTTGTCCAAAAAGCATGAGTTAAGTCCCCAGTTAATACGAAAAATAGCGTTGGCAGATTTGCCTGAAATAATTTCTCTTTGCGTTGGGCTACATGGATGGTTTCATACTGATACAAGTTTGGCTGACGAACTTCTACCTCAACATATCCTACTGCTTTCCCTGATCGATGAACGACTAAATCAACTGCATATTTATCGGGATGGGGCGTAGCCTGTAAACCCCACTTCATCTCAATCCATTTAGTTACTGCTTCTCTTGCAAGTGGATCGCAGATGTCGTGTAATTCTTGATTAAATTTCTTGTATTTCATTGTTGGCAAAAGAGTTACGGTAAGTTCTCCACTTCTCTTGATACCTTAAATCCTCGCTAGGCGGCTCAAATCCAAACCGTTTTAGGGTGTCAATTACATTGGTCTTTGCTGCTGGTATATATGGGTGGTTTATGTCTAAGATTCTTGATTGCATAAATACTCCTTTGGTGGTTCTAATGTGTATCCAAACGCATATAAAAAAGGGTTATATTTTTGTATAACTTTGCGTTTAGTTCTAAGTTGCTTGGCCTCATTAAAAGGCGCTGGGAGTGATGCCCAAGCGCTCTTAATTATTTGGAAAGGCCCGTCTTTCAATTTTCCCTAACCTCCATCATGGCATCAGCAATAAGATAAGCGGATTCTGCAATTTGTATTGTTTCTAAACCGCTATCAACGGAAGAATCAACTATTCCTTGCATCGCTTTAGCAGCAAAATAATCCCGCAAATCCATTCCTTCTTCTTGGATTCCATAATTAGTATTATTTGCTATTTGAGTTTCTCTATCAATTACTATTGGAAATGCTTTCATCAGAAATGCCCCCACCGTAGATAAAAGGTTGTAAAGATGATTAGCGTAAGAACTAATCCCATAATGCCGCCTAGCATGATCTCTTTCATAAATAATCTCTCACTTCATGTTCGGCAAGACTTTCCATGTATTCAAAGCTCATCGTATAGAGTTTAAGACCTAGTTTAGCCCAATCTTTTTGCTCTACATAATCACGGATAGTTTCTTGATCTTCAAGGCTGGCTTGTTGAATTGCTTCGCCCATACGAAAAGCATCGCTGGCATCATAGCCTGGTGTTGACATTAGATCGTCAACTTGTCTTTGGAAAACTTCTAATTCGCTAACATCATCTCTCATTTGTTTCTCCCCGTTATCACTCTGTATTGAGTAGGTCTAATATAATTAAGATTTCTTAACTATGCAAGTAGGGATTTACCCTAAGTGCATATTTACAACAATGGGGTAGGGGTAGGTAATTTGAAGGATTCGAGGGTTAACCTGATAAACCTCAAAATGGTTGGTCGGGGGTGTGACCATTACCTACCCCTATAGTTTGGATTTTATACGATAAAAATGTAATAGGTGACAAAAGCACTCCCAGCCCATTGTCAGGTTTTCTTGGGTAATCTCAAATAACCGAGCTTCCTCA